ACATTTGGTGAAGGTTTTGATTGGGAGAATGCACCTTGGTTTGATGCTACTGGTTTGAATGATGTACCATCAATACAAATAAAAAGTGCTGTAGAAAAATTACAAGAACAATGACACAGAATGCAGTTGTGGGAAACACAGTCTTCCCTTTCGGGCCTGGCATTTATGCTGCTAAAATGCCCGATGAATTGATTGATAAGATTATGAAGCATGCATTGTCTGAAGGAAGAGATGATGCAGCTATGGGGTTGGTTGGTAATATTAAAAGAGAAGTTTGGATCACAAATGAATTTATTGAAGAGCATTTAAAAGAACCACTCCTAGCATGTGTTGAAGGATACTTAAATGATTTGGGTATGTCAGGACGTGTCGGTCCTTCTACTCCTTTTGCTTATAATATGTCAAGACATGATCAAATGAAGGGTAAGACGAATGCTCCTCAAGGTGACATGAGAACTGATTGTAGAATTGTAAATGCTTGGGTAAACTTTACGTCGCCAGGTCCAGATTTTAATCCTCCACATGTCCACAACTCAGACCTTAGTTGTGTGCTATACTTAAGTGTACCAGATAAGATGGAGGTCATACACTCAGACGAGACACAGTGGAAAAACAATGGCAAGACCACCTTCCTATGGGGTAACCCTGCACCATTCTGCACTAGCGAATTTGTGATAGGACAACCACAGGTAGGACAACTGATAGTATTCCCTGCCAACCTTCTACACTTTGTTATGCCTTACTCAAATGATAAGGATCAGAAGAGAGTCACGATGTCAGCAAACTTTATGTTGGATTCAAAATGTACTTCTCCTCCATGGCAAAGAAAATATGATTGGGAGTTGCCAAATCCACGATAACCTGCTATAATATAGTAGTATAAATAGTTCGTCACGATCACATAGTGACAACTAATACATTTCAATACGGAGAATCCGAATGTCTATTACAGCTCTTAAAAAGTCCAGTGCAAGCAACTTTGCTAAACTGACACAAGAGATTGACAAAATATCAAATCCAACAACCAAAGCTGGTGCGGATGAGCGTCTCTGGAAACCAGAACTTGATAAGTCAGGTAACGGTTATGCAGTAATACGTTTCTTACCACAACCAGAGGGTGAAGATCTACCCTTCGCAAAGATCTGGTCTCATGCTTTCCAAGGTGCAGGTGGATGGTACATTGAGAACTCTCTAACAACCCTTAACAAAAAGGATCCTGTCGGAGAACTCAACCGTCAACTATGGAACTCAGGTTCTGATGGCAACAAAGACATCGCACGTAAGCAGAAGCGTAAACTCTCTTACTACTCTAACATTCTCGTTGTGAAGGATTCACTTCACCCTGAGCATGAAGGTAAAGTATTCTTGTACAAGTTTGGCAAGAAGATCTTTGATAAGGTCATTGAGGCAATGCAACCTCAGTTTGAGGATGAGACTCCATGTAACGTCTTTGACCCATGGCAAGGTGCTGACTTCAAATTGAAGATCACACTTAAGGATGGTTACTGGAACTATGATAAGTCAGAGTTTGCATCACCAACACCTCTAGCAGGTGGAGATGACGCTGCTATTGAAGCAATCTGGAAGCAACAGTATTCACTTACTGCCTTCACTGATCCTTCAAACTTCAAGACCTTTGAGGAACTTGAAGCAAGACTAAACTCAGTTCTTAACACCAAACCTGCTCCACGTCATGATGCGGAGACAGAAGAGTTGGATGCTGAAGAATCACCACAAGCGTGGGGTTCAGAGGTAGCAGATTTCAGAAATAAAACTGTTGCTGCCACACCTGCTAAAGATGACAGCGAAGTAATGAATTACTTTGCAAGTCTCGCTTCAGAGGAAGAGTAAGATGAAAACGCTCCCAATCTTGTTGGGTACGTTGATGATGGGAACGACTCCTGCCTATTCACATGGGTGGGATCACCATTATCACCATGTCTATGAAACTGGAACTCACCAGTATTATAATGATTATGACATGCGTACTTGCACGAAACAACGTGTAGATGTAACGTACTATTCTGACGGAACACACGTCAAAGATTTTAATCGTGAACCTATTTACAGCTGTATAGAGTCACGTAAACATAAACACAACCACACACATAAACCAACAAGAATTCCATCACCAGATGGTAATGAATGTCAAGAAGGAGCAATCCTTGGAGGAATTCTGGGAGGAGGAGCAGGTGCAGCACTATCTCAAGGAGATGGTCGTTGGTGGGCAATTCCACTCGGAGTTGTCACAGGATCAATGATCGGATGTGATATAGATGGTGGCTAATATATAATTTGCTTCTAGAAACAAAAAAACCCCGCCAAAAAACGCGGGGTATTTTTTTGTCAAAAAGGTTTTTTAGTATCCTCCAGAACTACCAGATGAGGAACTACCAGATGAGGAACTACCAGAAGAAGAGGAAGAACTAGATGATGAGGAACTAGAACTAGATGATGTACCACTATCACTAGCACTATCACCAGAACTTGCTGCTTGTTGTCCTGTTGAAGCATCTGCCTGAGTTGTAGTTACAGTTGCAACTGCTTGAGTTCCAGACATTGCAACACCACTAACATCAAGGTTAGTAGCAACTCTTCCAGTACCAGTATAATTGGATGTATATTGTTTTCCAATACCACCACCAATATTTCCACCTAGGAATCTTTCAGATATAGAGATATTAGTACGTTTAACTCCATCATCATCCAATTCACTACTTTGGTCATATCCGATTAATTCTTCAAATTCTTCAATGAAGGAATCTAGGGTATTTGGCATTGCAAGGTAAATTTGCCTTTTCTTCTCATTTTCAAAATATTCATATTCCCAGTTTGAAACTGGTATTCTTGCATTAATCCCAGTATGAGTGATTCCTTTTGGATCTTTAAAAGTGAATGTTGCGTCTACAGTGCTTCCTTCCTCTAAAATGACAATATCCTTATATTTGATTTCAACAGTTTCATAGTGATGAATACCATCTTTGTTTTGATACTTATCATTAGCATATTGTTCTAATTCCCTTCTTGACCTTGGCCAATCTTCATAGGGATCAGTGATATTATTAGTTAAAAGGACAACCCAGTCTAATTCATCGTCACCATATACTTCCTTAGCAATATGAAAAGGTAATTCACCGTCTCCAATAGAATATTGCTCAAAGAACTCAGTATACTTAGCAAGATCTTCTCTTGCTTTTACTCTACGGAAGATGTTCTTAATCTTTTGATATTCCTGTTTACTATCTGATGTAGTACCAGTACCAACGAATATATCGGGAAAATAGGAAAAATAACCAGCCATTAGTAACCCACCACTGCTTTTTCTTGTGTCATAATAGATGTCTCGGTAAATGATAGATCCATCGTGATAGCAGGAACATATACCAAGTTAGGAGATGCACCATCAACTCCGTTTATGTTATTTGCACTATCAGACAATTTATCTCTATTTGATCTATTTTTAAATTTATTTCTTAGTTTTGAATCCTTAATTGCAACATACTGACCATCAGGAGTATAATTAACAGTCATTCCAGTTAGAACGCAATAATCAATCTTAAAGTGATCAAGAGGTTGAATACTCTTACTTGCAGGAGAAGTCTCTTTAACTCTTACAAATTGAATAAGGAATTTATCAGGTACAGTCAACCAACGTTGATTAGCACCACCAGTTTTACTCAACATTGCAGCAAGAGAGTCACCGCCAGCATTATCTCCACTAGAGTATGCAGGTAACATTCCTATTTTGAACATCTCCATGATATGTTGAATAGTTCTTGCTTCAAATTCATTTCTAGCAACCATTTTAAAATTAAATGAGTGCGTTCTAAATCCTACACCATTGAATACTTGTTCTGAGTATGGGTTTAAAACCTTACCCATTGATATATTAGTCAGAGTATTAGTGTCTATACCACTTGTGTTTAACCCTAACATTCCACCAGCACCTTGAATACCTTGTGCTAGATTGTTAAATGCTGATTCTGGAAGTGCACTACCAGCAGCATTCTTTAATGTTTCTGCAACTTCTTTACTATCACCACTACCCAACATTCCTGTTGCTGCTCTACCTAATGCACCTAAGTTTGACTGTTGATATGTTGCTCCATATGAAACTGCTAAACTTTGAGGCATTGCTACATAGGCAGTCTGTATTATATCCTTACCACCCTTACCTTTATTACCTGGCACATTGAAGTACTGAGGACCTCCCTTATTCTTGAAGTGAACTCTACTAAATTTTACATAATCCGCTTCTGTCGCTTGAAAGTCATCACTAGGATCAGGTCCTCGTGGAACATTAGGAAGGCGTGTCGGATATGTAAGTGTTGATAATCTGCTACTTGACACTATAAATATAACTATGGATCCTTGAAAGTATTTATGCGGAAATACGCAACTGGTAAGTATAGAGCTAAAATTCCCTCCAAATACGTTGGGGATGCTTCAAATATCGTCTATAGATCCAGTTGGGAGTATAAGTTTATGAAGTGGTGTGATTACAACCCGCATGTAACAGAATGGGGTAGTGAAGAGATCTTCATACCATATGTTTCTCCAGTTGACGGTAAAAAGCATAGATATTTTCCAGATTTCTATGTAAAAGTCAAAGGCAAGAAATATATAGTAGAAGTTAAACCGTTCAGACAGACTCTAGAACCCAAAACCCAGAAGAAAGTCACCAAGACATATATTAATGAAGTGTTCACCTATGCTGTTAATAAGGCAAAGTGGACAGCAGCTGAATCCTTCTGTAAACGAACTGGTCTACAGTTTATGTTAATTACCGAAAAAGAACTTAAAGTATAATGGCAAGAGTCACTTTTAACGAAACCAAGGCAGCACAGAGATATAACTCATTTAATGAGTTTAGAGCTCAGATAAATCCTTCGTATAATACAGGACCTTCTTACAACAACCTGTATGGAGTCCAGTTCGGACCTCCTAATGTCTTACAGGCTGCTTATCAATCAAGATTGGTGCCAGGTGGTAATAACAATGGTAATCTAGATTTCTTACTCAATTCTTATGCACAGGAAGTATCTTCACCTACTAGGAACTTAACTACCTCTACTGTTAATAACATTGGTACAGCATATAAGTATGCTACAGGTCAGAGTCATAGTGAGATGAGTATCAACTTTCTTTTACCAAGAGGTGCTAGGTCATATACATTCTTTGAAAGATGGATGAGTCATATTAACAATGATGCTACTAATTACGTGGACTACTTTGATGATTACACGACTGACTTAATCATCTATAAGTTTGAAAGAGGTGAAGGTAAGAAAGAGCAGGTAAAGCAAAGTGATCTAATCAAGGAGCAACAAGGAGATAGTAAAAAGAAAAATATGCAGAATGCTCATTATTATGAGAACCAAATTTCAGGTGCTTGGGTTATTGAAGAGGTATTCCCATATAATCTAGGATCAGTGGCTATGCAGAACGGTCCTGCTGCACTTTCAAGTTTTAGTGTTGGATTCCAGTATAGTAGATGGAGATGGTTCCCTAATTTCTCTGGAAATGATAAGAAATTCTCTAGGAATCCACCTTTATCATCATTAATTAATCAGAATAAGAACCCAACATTCAACTGGATTAAGTCTTTAGGTGCAGTTGCACAGGCATTTTTAAACGCTAATAACTGGACTCCTTCAGAGATTGCAGAATTTGCTAGTAATGGTATTGATCTTAATACTATTGCTCAAGATAACAGTCCTAATTTCACACCTCCACCTAATATACAACCACCTAATACTGTTACAGGAGATGTCGTATACCAAGCTTGAAAACTCTCCTAAATAATATTACTGAAGTGACTATCTATGGCATTACCAAAGCTTAATGTACCTCGGTATGCATTAACGCTTCCATCAAACGGAGCGAAAGTTAAATACCGTCCATTCCTTGTTAAAGAAGAGAAAATGCTCCTTTTGGCAATGGAATCTGAAGATCAATCAATGATGGTTGAGACTATTACTAACTTAATTGAGAGTTGTACTAATCTTACCAAAGTCAAAGAACTTGCAACATTTGATATAGAATTCTTATTTTTGCAAATTCGTTCTAAGTCAGTGGGTGAAACCGTTGAAGTTATGATGACTTGCCCTGATGATAATGAAACTCAAGTTAAAGTGACTGTTCCTCTAGAGGAAGTTAAAGTCAAAATTGACCCTAAACATACAAAGGAACTCAAGATCAACCAAGAAGTAGGTCTTGTAATGAAGTATCCTAGTATGGATATGTTTGTTAAAAACAATTTCTCAGATCAACCAGATGTTGAGAATGTATTTGAACTTGCTATTGACTGTATTGATCAAATATTTGAAGGTGAAGAGGTATATGAGGCAAAGGAATCATCTAGGGGAGAACTCATGGACTTCCTAGAAACAATGAACTCTGCACAATTTAAGCAGATTCAAGAATTCTTTGAAACTATGCCTAAAATGAGTTATGATGTGAAGTTTACTAATCCAAAAACTAAGAAAAAGCATTCCGTCACATTGGAGGGACTAGCAAGTTTTTTCGGTTAGCCCTTCTTCATACCACTCTGAAGAGTTATTATGAGACGAATTTCGCTTTGATGCATCATCATAAGTGGGATCCTGAATACTTGGATAATATCATGCCATGGGAGAAGGAAATTTACGTGCATCTTCTAATCACTCACTTAAAAGAGGAAGAGAAGAGATATAAAGAACGTCAACAGGGGTAAATGGCAACTAAAGTCAGACCATATAAAGTAGTATCATCCGCATTTCAAACAAGCAAATACGGTGTGAAATTTTCTACGTCTAAAAAACGTGGTTTGAGAGTTTCTGCGGCTAAAGTTGTAACATCAGTCAATAGAGTAGGTGAGGCAGTTAGTGGCATAGGTGCAGTTGTTGAAGATATGCGTGATTTTTATCACGATCAAATTGAAACTATGTTTGGTATCCAGCAAAGATTGGATAGGACATTACAATTAGAGAAAGACCAAGACGCAGAAGAAGAAGCAGAGGGTGGAGGTCCGAAGACAAAAGCAGCAGAAGACGCAGCAGGGAAAGAACTTAAGGAAAGAGGAAAGAAAAAGGGAATATTCTCGTGGTTGGAGAAGTTTTTAAAACCATTTGAGAACATGATTGCTTTTATTGCAAAAGCATTCATCTCTCGTGCTTTACTTAAATGGTTTGCAGACGAGAATAATTTAAAGAAATTAGAGAATATATTCAGTGTTTTAGGTAAGATTGGAAAATTTGCTATGAATCTGGCAGCAGGATCCATTGGTATGGTGATGGATGGTCTAGCTGGTGTGTTTGGAGGAATGGATAAGGTAAAGGAAGGTAAGTTAGGTGGTGCTTGGGACATGATAAAAGGTCTCGGAACATTCGTTGGAGGTATTGTCGGATTAAAAGCACTTGGTTATCTATTAAATCCTTTTAGTCTTATTTCAGATATAATGAGCATCATGGATGCCATTAATGAGTGGAGGTTGAACAGGAGAAGACCTAGAGATGTAGATACTCCAGATGGAAAACCTAGAGATATAGACACTCCTGATGGAAGAAAACCTAGAGATATAACTCCTGATGGTAAACCTAGAATTACAGGTACAACTGATGATATAGTTGATGCTACTGTTGACACTGGTAGGAGAGTTAATATTACTGGTGATGTAATTGAAGAAGCAACTAAAACACCAAAACTAAAGAAGTGGGGATGGTGGGATAATCTTGTTGAATCAACTAAGAAAACAGTCACCTCTATTGGAGATATACCTAAGAATTTACAAAAAGCATGGCAAGCATCTTATAAGTGGTTGAATGATGATGGACTGAAGATGCTTAATGAAATGACTGAGGGAGCTAGAAAGCAATGGGATAATTTTGCTGAGGCAGCAGCAAAACGTCGTAAACAGTCAATGGGATGGTGGAACAAGTTGAAGAGTAAGGTTGGTGACGGTATCAAATGGATTGGTGAAGGGGTTGACGGTGCTAAGAAAGGTGCTATGGAATGGGCAGTTAGAAATATTGTAGAACCTCTAGGAAAATTCTTTGAACCTGTATTAAAACCTATTCAAAACATGGGTAAGCAGTTAGTTACTGCTATTGAATCAACTCCTGCTGGTAAAATGGTAGCAGAACAGTTACAGAAAAGAGGATTATCTCTTGCTGAGCCAGGTCCGTTGATCAAAAAGGTTGGAGGTAAAGCACTTCCTGTTGTTGGTGGTTTACTTAACCTATTGTTTGCTTATGATGCATTAGAGAATGGAGATCCTATAGGTGCAGCATTGGAAGCATTATCTGGTGCTTTTGATATATCTGGTTTGTTTGGATTTGTACCAGGTCCTATGATATCATTAGGACTTGATGCTTACTTATTTGGTAGAGAGTTAGTTCCACCTATAAGAGAGTTGGAGAATAAAGCATTTGATGCATTACCAGGTATTAAACAAGGTAAGAAGTTTTTAGAAGAAGTCGGACCTAAGTTACCAAAAGGACCTATATCTCAGTTACTATCTGGATTTACTGGTGGTGAAGAAGAACCAGAAATGGCAGAAGGTGGTATGCTCAAGAATGCTAAACTAAAGACATCTAAACTCTTCAGTGGTATTAAGTGGAGCTCTGGTAAAGTTCTACAGAAAAAAAGTGATCTGATTAGTAGAGTTGGTGAACAGCATTCAAGGATGCTTGACAGTGCTAAAGGATTTATTACTAGACCTTTCTCAAAAGTTAAAGAACAAGTAGATAACGTAATAACAAGATTAAATCCAACAATGTCTGCTAATAATAGTATGGTTGCATCATCATCTAAAACAGATGCACAAAGAGTAGCAGATGAAGAGATAGATAGTGGTGAGAAGATATCACCAGTATTCCTTCCAACAACTAGTATAATACCAATAAATACACCAGTACAACCACAAGTCATATTCAAATCTAAACTTAGTGCTTATCAGTAATGGCAGTTAAGAAGCAAAAAGAGGGAAAAACCTCTAAAATTAAATTTTATAAGTTCGTAAATCCTAGTGGTGGTGCTACTGGGAAGGACATGAAGAGTGATGGTGTCGTTGCTGGTGATATCATTGCTAATAGAACTGTCAGGGCTGTTAATTCTTTAGGTGTCACAATCAATAGTATTGGATCTGTAATGCAGGATCTTAAGAGTAGTATGGCAATTGCTGCTAATGCTCAATCTATGGTATTAGATGACATTGCTACTAATGTATTACAACCTGATCCTACTGATAATGTAAAACCAAAACCTAAGAAACGTTTTGGAGGAGTTACTGAATTTGTTAAGTCAACAATGGCTGGGTTCTTTGAATCTATAGCAAAGATGGGATCATTCCTGTTTAAAGCATTTGTTGCTCGTGGTTTATTCAAATGGATGTCAGATCCAAAGAATATTGAAAAATTAGAGACTATCTGGAATGGTCTAAAGTCAATAGGTGAATTCATCTTCAAGTTTGTTAGTGGTACTGTTGGTCAAATGCTTGAAGGACTGGGTAAGATGTTTGATCCTGAAGCAGCATGGTGGAAGAAGATAGTAGGTTTTGGACAGTTCTTTGTAGGACTGGGTGGTTTATTACTTGGGCTTAGATGGCTCAAGAATCCGTTAAAACTGGTAGGAGATTTTGTGTGGGTATTAAAGACTTTGTGGAAGAACTTATTAAAAGGTAAAAAGAAACTACTATTAAAGGCAGGTATAGCTGGTGTGGTAATTGGTGGTGGAGTAATGCTCTTCAATGCTATGAGTGGTAATAATGAAGAGTCAGGAGAAACAGATTCAACACCTGAAATGGCAAAGGGTGGATTATTACCAAGAAAAGCAGCTGGTGGTTGGATCAACGGTCCGATGAGTGGATACCCAGTATCATTATCAGGTGTTGGTACAGATTTTATTGGTCATGGTCTTGAATATGTTGCTCCTAAGAAAGCATCAGGTGGTTTTGTTGTACCATTCAATACTCCTGCAACTAAAAGAGATCCAGGTTTAACTGGTAGGAGAATTAAGGAAGCAGGTATTGGAAATTATGATATTGGTGGAATGATGCCTGGATTTAGTAGAGGTGGCATACTCAAAGCATTAGACATACCTCAGTTTAGTGAAGGTGGTGAGTTCAGTACAGCTCAGAGAAAGGCACTTGATATTCTTGCTAAGTATGAATCTGGTGCTAATGGTTATAATGCAGTCAATCAGATTGGTGGGAAAGATGGTAGGAGTACTAAAGGATTCTCTGGTGCATTCCCTGATATGAAACAGCATGGTGGTAGACAATTAACAGATCTCACTCTTGCTGATATTAAAAAACTTCAGTTTGATGATAGAACTCTAAGTGATAAGGACTGGATCAAGAAAGGTAAATTGCATGCTGTAGGTAAGTATCAGTTTATTGGTAATACACTTCCTGAAGTTCAGAAGAAGGCAGGTATACCTGATAGTGCTAAATTTAGTGCTAAAGTTCAAGATTCTCTAGCACTTCAATTGTTGAAAGATCGTGGTATCGGAGCTTGGGTAGGTCCTAGTGACAAAGCAAGTAAAGAAGAGAAAGCAATCATTGAAAAGGCAAGAACAGAAGATATTAAGATTGATCCTGCTATAACTGGTAGTGGAAATGATCTTAATGGACAGTCAGGTAAATCCACTCTTGATGAAGCACTTGACAAATTAATGTCAGGAATAGATCAAGTTCAAGAATGGACTGGGGCAGCTCAGAAAGCTAAGGAAGAAGCAAAGATAAAAATACGTAAGGATAAAGAAGAACAAATCACAGCAGCAACTTTGGTTGCTAAGGTAACTTCAGAAAAATCTGCTAAGGATGCTGCAAATGCAGCAGCAGAGTCACAAGGTGGAAACAGCACTGTTGTAGTTCCTTCTCAAATGGAACCTGAAATCCTTATATTCAATCCTAAATTTGGCATATTTGCAACATGAGTTATCTTAATCAAGCTGGAGATACATCTGCATCAATCTGTTTATTAGAACCAGGAACTCTTACTAAAAGAAGATCTGGTGATGGTGCATGGAATTTATCAGAACTTGTATCTGAAATAAAGATTACAGAAAGTATTAGTAGTCCCACAATTAGAGGAGAGTTAACAGTATTTGATGCTACTGACTTTATCAATACTCTACATGGTAATGATATGTGGAAGATTGACTTAACAGCAGGTGGTGTGAAGTATGAGTACATACTTCAGTGTTATGAAATTACTGCTAGAGTTAGACAAGAGAAGAAAGAAGCATATATTATCAATTTAGTATCACCTGAGTTTATTATTAATGAGACCAAAAATGTTTTTGGTGCTTTTAAACCTCAAGATGGTTCTTTACATGTGAAAGAGATACTTGAAGAAGAATTTAGTAATAAGAAGAAACTATACCTAGAGACAACTAAGAAAGTTAGATTCACTGCTCCTAACTGGAGACCTTTTGACACTATCAATTACATTGCGTCTCATGTGGTGAGATCATCAAGCACTGGTGATGTTGAACAGGGTGCATTTGCATTCTTTGAAACTGCTCGTGGATTTAATTTTAAAAGTCTTGATCAAATGATTGAGGATATTACTAGCAATGGTGAGAAACCAACATATGTTTACGGACCTAAGAGTCTTGCTGATGATGCTTTAAAAAACTCATACTTAATTGATAGAGTGACATTCCCAACATCATTCAACGCTCTAAAGAATTTACGTCAAGGTACATGGTCTGGTTATGTTATGGGATTGGATCCATCTTCACTTGCTGAGTCACAATTACCTACTAAGGATAAGAGAGTACAAGCATCCACTTCATATTATAGTATTGAAAACATGTTTAAGCACATGTCTCACTTAGAAAAGAAAGGAAACATGCCCTTAGACACTGGTAATAGTGCTATCAGAAGTATTGTTACTGCTCCCAAAAGAATTAAGTATAAGGTTCTTCCTATTCATCTATGGGATTTACCAAAAGGTCAGAATCAAACACTACCTCAAGGTAAAACTTTGGAGAAAACAATGGACACTACAAAGTATAATTTCCTTAGAAAGAAAGCATTAGAGGCAATTCAATTACAGATTGAAGTACCTGGTAATTTACAACTACATGCGGGTGAAGGTATCAAAGTAGAACTACCTCGTATGATGGCAAAGAATGATAAGATTGAACTTGATAAGATGTATTCTGGTACATATATGATTGGAGGAGTAGTCCACCACTACAAAGTGACAAATCTTCAGACATCCTTACATCTTCTCAAAGATAGCATCAAGGTCTGATAAATAGTTCTGACGATACAATAGGAGAAACCTATGGGCGGTACAAACCCACAATCTCGTCGCCATGATGCCTACATTGAAAGTGATGGCAAAGAACATATTAACCATGGTATGCACGAGTATTCAGAAGCAGACTTACGAGATGTGCATGCAGACTACGCTTCATTCCACAAAGATGATGTAGTAGAAAAGAACGAAGGCACAATTAATGATTGGCACACACGCCATCAAGATAAAATCTTAGACGGTTATTGCGATAATCACCCAGACGCATTTGAGTGTAGAGTATACGACGAGTAGTTGACTGTCTGCTAAATAGGTGGTAGAATGCAGGCCACTATGCAGGACAATGAGACTAAAACGACACGAATCACCACGAAAGAGAGGTCGTAACTGGAAATCCAAAGCAGCCAGTGCTCGCTTGCGTCAATTGAAAAAACAACATAAAATGATGATCAAACGTTTATCATGCAAATAGTACCAACATTTTCGTACCCTATCCTTATAGATGAATTTGATATTAAGGATACTCTGACACAGAATTTAGAAGAGCAGTGGGATGAGACTGCTAGAAAGGATAAGGATAGAGTCTACTCAAATGATGATGCTCTTGTAGTTCTTAACAAACAAGTTAATAACTGTGAGGGATTTTACAGATGGGTAACTGAAAGAGGTCAGTTCATGTTCAAGGAGATCATGGGACTGAAAGGAGAAATAGAACTAAAGTACACTGAGGTTCAAGTATCTCAGTTTGGTACTATCATTCCACCTCATATTCATCCTAATTGTTATCTAACTGGATACTTCTTTGTTCAGTTTGATGAACAGAAAGGACATACACCATTAGTATTGAATAATCCTTTTTACAATACAATGACTCCTGCCTACCAGTTTCCTCAAGAGAAACCTACAATGTGGTCTAGTGAGAATTTTATTCCACCAGTACAGGAAGGACAGTTGATTCTATTCCCTTCTAACATACAACATTTCTTCCCTAAACAGGATGCAGATGATCGTATTGTAGTCTCGTTTGACTTAATGGCTAAATAATAACGTATAACAGATAAGGTCTATGGTAGCTACGATTGACAATATTGTAGGTGAAGCAACTGCTGATTTCGTTGGTAAGGACGGATTTTTTTGGTGGGTTGGTGAAGTTGAAGAAACTAAGGATCCTCAATTACTTGGTAGGGTCAAGTGTAGGGTGCTTGGATATTATACTGGTGCGGAAGCAGGATTTAGAAAAGATTTAGAAACAAAAGATTTACCTTGGGCAACAGTATTACAACCAACAGACCAACCAGGAGTTGAGGGACTAGGAAAATCTTCTCACCAACTTAGACCTGGTGCTATTGTTATGGGTTTCTTCATGGATGGTGAAGAAGCACAGTTCCCCATTGTAATGGGTGTATTAAGAATAAGTCAGGCAAAAGGAACAACATTAAAAGGAGAGAACAGTACATTCATATTCTCTCAAGGTCCGAATAGAGAAGATATAAACCCAACAACCAACCAGACTGGTACTGATCAAACTGCTGGAAAGAAACTTAAAACTGCTAACACTGCTGTTAAAGAAGCAGGTAACCCAACTGCTGAATTACCTAACGCTGCTAATCCAGGTACAGGATTAGGACATAGAACAGGAATTCCTGGTTCTAGTGCTAACACAGTAAAACCACCTTTCCCAAGTAAACCTATCCCTGCTGCTCATGGTGTAGGAGGACCTTGGAAAACTTTAGATGGTAAGTTAACTCAGTTGGTTGAAGATCTTGCTGCCACTGCTGGTAGTGTGATGAAGAATGAGAATGGTGACTTTGTTAGTATTATTGAGAACAAAGTAGTTAACATGGAAGCATTACTGGATAAGGTTGATAATTTCCTTAGTTCAGTTATGGGTCAGGTTGTTTCAGCATTTAAAGAACAACTGACTGCAATAGCAGGTAAAGCATTATCAGTAGCAAACTCCATTGCTAAGATGAGTGGTATTCCATTCATTGTATTATTACTTGTGCAAGTTGTAATTAAGATTTTACTCGGACAGATCTGTAGTCTTGATGGACTGATTGGTGGAATGATGACAGGTCCTCAAGATGCTATTAGGGCACTGGTGGATAATATAGTCAACAAAGTAACGACTGTTGCTGAAGCAGCAATCTCTGGTGTACAGGATATGATCAAGGAAGTTACTTGTGCTATTCGTGACGGACTTGGTGTTGTTTCTTCTGCTATTGGTCTTATTAAAGCAGCGACTGGTGTTGCTCAAGGATTCAGTCAGCTCAGCAGCATTTGGGAAGATGGATCTGATATTATGTCTGCTGCACAGGATATTAACAAGATTAACCTAGAGAGCATAGGACAGTTAATCTCATTAATATTCAGTCTCGTTGACTTTGGAGGTTGTGATAGAAAAGCAGGTGATCGTGCTACACAAGAGATGGGATTCTGGCCATTACTGGGATCAACGCAATGTAGTGGAGATAATTTAGACGCATTAAAAGATCAGATAGGAGATAATTACGGGCCGTGTGGAGGTGGCGGTAAGGCAAACCTCTTTGATTCACTATATGCTGATGCTTCACCATATCTGACTGCTGCTGAAAACTTCTTGAATGGTGCATATAATTTGCAGTTAGGAACGCCAGGTAGAGAAGCAACAGTCATAAGAGGTGCGGGTGGTATGACTATCACTAACACTAAACTGGATAACAAAGTGTTTATGAAATATAAGCAACTTGTTGATGCTGGTATGACTGAGGAAGAGGCAGAGAAGGAAGCACAGAAACAAAACTCTGCTGTTGCTCCTGATCCATTAGTTGCTACTCATATTAATGAACCAGGTAATATGACTATGACCATTGAAGGTGATAGAGCAGCAGCGATAGGAAAGAACTTAATTGAAACTGTTGATGGAGATATAAGACTTAAATGTTCTGGTGACTTCCATCTTGATATTGGTGGTGGTATGTTTATCAATGCTCAGGGTGCACCTGGTAAAGGTGAAACTAAAACTCAAAAGAGTATGGTTAACATTGGATCTGATTTCTCAATGGATGTTAAAGGTCATGCACAGATTCAGGGTATTGGAACCACAGTTGCAGGTAAGGGTGGAACTCAAGCACAAGTTATAAGTCCACAAGGTACTACAAAGATTGACGCAACTGCATATGAAATCAATGCGGGTGAAATTAAATTATCTGCTAGTAATTCAATCACTATGACTGCTCCTGTTGAGTATCATTTCATTAATACTGGACTCAACATGTTGATACCTAAAGCAAAGACTGGTATCCTAAGTACTGTAGGCGGTCCTGTTGATTACCTATTGAAACCAGCAATTGCTGGAGATATGATACCTAGATTCTCAGTCAATACAGTCGGACCTTTCTTGGTAAACTGTGCTGCTGGTGGTGCTCTATTCACAGTAGCAGCAGGTGTCTTCTCAGTTAATGTTGCTGCTGGTGCTGCTAGTATCGTTGCTAGTGCTGCGGTAAACATCACTGCTGCGGCTGCTGTTAACATTGCTGCAACTGCAAATGTTAAAATAACTGGAGCTACTATACTTTTAAACTAATTCGTGCTATAATCTGATTATGGATGAACTTAAAGTAAAACAACTTGTAGAACTCAAGGAACTACTTGAGGATACTATTGAGTATTACTGTGATGAAAACATGGTATCAGGTGAATCTGCATGGACAATGGTCGGTGCTCTCGCTGATGCTAAATTATCTGTAGAATTTAATGAAATTACCTCTTGACTTACCAATAGAACGTCTATTCTCTAACATGGAGTTTGTTACGGATCTCTGTTATGATCAACAACAACCTTTCCGAATTGACCTAGGTAATGGTAGAATGGTTATGTTAGTACCACTGATGGAAAAACCAACCATCCCTACTGACATAGTTGAACAAGTTGATGAACTTAAAAAAGAATGGATGGAACAGGTGGAATCCAAGAATTCTGCAACACAATAGCAGGAGTCTGGAGTAACAAAAAACAAGCACAATCAGATCCCACAGGATATGTATGGTCATATATTCAGTGGGATCTTTTGGGTGACAGTAGACTTAAGTCTAAGCAATGGTACAAGAATGATGGTATCGTCTATCGTGAAAGATGCTTTAATGCATACGAAGAAGATGGTCATGTTATTCTTGACATACATAAACTAGATTGGACACCGATTGGTCA